CACCGCATTCTGTACTTCTACAGAAAAACCGGCCAAGGTCCGAGGATCCCCCATTGGAAGTATTTCTTTAGTTATCGATATCTGAGACGCCATCATAAACTCAGAAGTTAACTTAGCATGAAGAGCACCGATCTTATCAATCAGTGCCGCCTCACAGTAAGTATACGCAGTAGCAAAGGCCATAGTCTCTCGTGGACGAAGCGAGGTAAGATCCGAACCACTGAATAAACAGTGAAGAATTCGACTTACCACCGCAGGATCCATTCCAACTAAAAACCAATTACGACCGCGCTTGACCGACATCCCATCCGCTAATAAATAACGAAGAAGGAAATCTAAATCAAGCTTTCCGGATTTAGCATAACTAGTTAATAAAGCCAAACCTGAATAACCATCCTTTAAAGGACGAACATCCCAGACCCTCTGAGCTAACACAATATTAAATATTCTGTTAATTGAAGAGAATCCTTTATCAGCTAAATATCGAACTACCGCCAAACGCCCATTAAAAGTATCCTGAGACAAGATCATCTTCCAAGAAATTGAAGATACATCTTGAGACCGAATACTAGTACGCTTAGCAAATTCAATTACTTGATTAGGACCCACACAAACAATCGATTTAGATTGATTGATGGGCACACCCAAGAGTTTCATGAGTCTAAGATACTCGGCGGCGAGATAATGATCAAATATCACTATATCGTCCCCCAGTACCTCATACCTATCCTCCCATGAGCGAGTATTACCACACAAACGAGATGCTCATTGCATCACCATATGGTGAGTAATACCTAACATAGCAAAACTAGTTAACGCCCCCATTGGCTGACCTACAGCGTAACGCAAAGGATCGGAAGGTAAACCATAATGGTTCACCGGGATCCAATAGTCACGCGCAGTCAAGATAGTACTTCATAATAAACCCATTTCGGGGCCTAATAATCCATCCAATATCGACTGCTGTAGAATCACTGGGAGTCTGTCTGTAGCTGCAGATAAATCATATCCGTAGACTACCCCGTACTGAGCCGCTTTCACTCGAGCACGACCAAAGGCCGCATCCTGATCAAACGTCCCATCATTAGGAAGACCCTTAAGGATTTTAAACAATGCCTCATGGAGAGGAGCCAGTATAGACTGGGTCCATCCATCAACCATTGCAAAAACCCTTAACTTACCAGCAGCTTCTTTTTTAAAAGAAAGCTGACCAATAGGTAATGGAGCCAACAGAGATCCAGAAGGTACACCCGTTTTTAC